TGTGTAAATGGCTCGCACTCAAACATTGTAGGACGGAAGAACCCACAACTAAGAGTAGAGAAGCGGCCGGGCTGCAAGCAGCTGCACAGACGCGAGTTTGTGGAGCAGATCAAGGATAACCCAATACCGAACTGGGACGGGCGAGTGTACGTGAGCCTATCAGGCAAATTAGAGCACGGGAAAACGCGTGCGCTGTATGCCTGCGATACTGTGTCATACATCGCTTTTGAACAGTTGCTCAGACCAATTGAGAACAGTTGGTTGGGTAAGCGGGTGGTGTTGGACCCGGGCAATAGCGGGCATGCTGGGATCGTGAACAGGGTCAACAAATTGAGGAAAAAATATTTTTCCTCAGTCATGTTGGACTATGACGATTTCAACAGCCAGCATACGCTCGTGGCTCAACAGATAGTGATTGATGAGTTGTGCAACCGGTCGACCATCGAGAAGAGCAGGCGCGAGCGGCTGGTGTCTAGCTTCGGACGGATGGAGATATATGAAGCTGGTGTGAAGTTAGGCACGGCGCAGGGGACGTTGATGTCGGGGCATCGCGGCACCTCGGTAATAAACAGCATATTGAATGCTGCCTACATCGAGTTGATGCTCGGGTCTGACGTGTTTTCGGAAGTGAAGTCCATCCACGTAGGCGACGACGTCTACATGGCAGTGCCGAGTGCTGCGCTGCTCGACCGAGTGGTGGGTAGCATCTGTGAGCGTAAGTTCAGAATGAATGTGGCCAAACAGAGCATAGGAACGCGGTCGTGTGAATTCCTGCGAATAAACACGTCCGAAACTGGCGCGTTTGGCTACCTGGCACGCTCGGTATCCAGTTGTGTGAGTGGTAACTGGGTGAACGAATTTAGGTTAAACCCACTCGAGGGCCTTGCGACGATTGTAACGCATAGTCGTACGCTGATAAACAGGTCCAGGAATGAATATGCGGGAGAGATACTGGTGGAGAGTGCCCATCGTATGACAGGATTGAAGAAGAGCACTCTGAAGGATATACTTGCAGGTAGAGCGAGCTGGAATGGCTCCCCAACCTGGGGTAGAACAACCGTGAGGGATGTATACTCCATCACGGAGGTGGTTAGCAGTGAACTGCTCAGTGCACGGCTACCAGCCCACGCGACGCACGATTACTTGAGTAATTGCGCGACGGACCTTGAATTGTATGCAATGTCAGTTATGGACACTGGAGTGACCTCTGCGATGTTAAAAGCTTCGTATTCGAAGAGTTTTGACAGTACGTCGGCAGCGCGACCGCAACTGCATGTATGCAAGACGAGAGATGTCGTGGGCCGGGGTGCCGTGCACATTGTAGATGCACTACGACTGGCTACCAATCCGGGTGTATTGGTCGGGCAACCGTTGCTACACTTAATGAAAAATGGTATACCGCGATATCTACTCGCGAGTTTAGTAGAGATGGCTGGTGGTGATCCGCAGGCGAAGGACTTATGGTTTGAGGCCTGGGGGGAGCGCTATTGCGGCGTAGTGATTGATGGCTGGATGAGCTACACTGACGCGGCAATGGTGGCTAAGAAAGCCCACCAAGGTGTAGTGTGGACGTCGTTTCCATACTACATCTGATGTTGAAAGCGACTTGGTTGGAATAGACCTCTGTTCTAACCATTCACTTGCGTGCCCGTTGGGCACGTAAAAATAG